ACAATCTGACAATGTCAGTGATGCATTCGGGTTAGCCTGGTATGCTTCACAAAATCTTACGGAGAGATAATGAAAAAAGATTATTATAAATCGCAGTCGTGGCTGTCCAAGCGCTACATTACTGATGGTAAAAATGTTAATGAAATTGCCAAAGAGTGTGGGGTTTCTGCGGTCACAATCACAGCATGGCTTACAAAATTTAATCTTATTCGCAATGTAAGAAGTTGGAAATGATTGTTGGACTGCACGGATTCGCTCAATCAGGTAAGGATACTATCGGCCAAGGGCTCGTAGAAAAGTACGGCTTTGAGCGCCTTTCATTTGCGGACATTATCCGTGAGGCTATTTATACGTTGAACCCAGTTGTTTCTTACAGCCCGGTGTCGGGTACCTTTAGAGTACGTGGCCTCGTGGACTCATACGGGTGGGAGTGGTGTAAGAAAAACTACCCAGAGGTACGTAGGCTACTGCAGGTTATGGGCACAGAGGTTGGCCGTGACTTAATCTATGAAGCTATCTGGATAGATGGCGTACGTAATAAATTCCGTAATGGAGATTATGTTATTACAGATGTTAGATTTGAAAACGAAGCTGAAATGGTTAGGTCTAACCGAGAGGGCCTGCTAGTTAAAATTATCCGTAATGGTGTTGGCCCAGTCAATACCCATAGCTCAGATAGTGGACTACCAGACGAGCTGTTTGACTTGGTCATCAATAACGATGGCTCACTAGAAGAATTCCTTGCCAGCGTTGATGAGATCGCTTCCTTAAAATCTCAGTATGTGGTATAATAGTAAAATGCCAACGTACGAATACCAGTGCAAAGAGTGCAGACATGTTGAGGATTACATTCGCTCTATCGAGAATCGTGACGATGTGGTTGCCTGTATCGAGTGTGATGGTACCGCAAGTAGAATTATTTCCAAGCCCGCATTGGTGTGGGCGCCCACCTCTGGTGGTTATAGATAAGGGGCTGTAATGGCTAAAAAGCGTCAAGGAACAATCACTAGCAGTCGTCCAGAATACATCCTTATTGAGGATACCTATACCTTCAAGGATACCGTATTAGACCGCGGTAAGGAAATTAGGATTAAGAATACTCGCGGTACCTTTACGTTTTATGACTACGGCAAGAATACTAACACCAATAAGGACTGGATCACCTGCCTTCATAAGACCCAGGGATACTTTCAATCATTTCGTCCAGAGCAAATTAAAGAAATTGTAAGGCCAAAGGTTCCTAGAAAGAAGCGTGTTGTTAATGGGTGACCTGGTCACTAAGCATTTTGACGACATGGAGAAGGCTGTGGCCCTCCGCATTCGTGGAAAGACCCCCTATCAAATTTCTAAGGAACTTAGCCTTACCCGCGTTGAAGTAGATAACCTACTCATTGAGTGGAGAGAGTTGTGTTTAAATGACCAAGCTATTGTTGAGCGTACTCGTGAGGCCCTTGCTAATACTGATATCCATTATAATGATCTTATTGCTAGGGGCTGGGAAATTGTTTCTGCTGCTGATGATCAGATGGACTCCGAGGGCTTTGATTCCAAAGTCGTTGCACAAAAAACTGCCGCATTAAAGATGATTGGTGACCTTGAGGCAAAACGTTTCGGAATGCTCAAGGAAATGGGAGCTATTGATAATAGCGAAATGGCCAGCCACATTGCCGAACGTGAGCGCAAGGAAGAAATCATTATTGGTATTCTTAGGGATGTCGTTTTCAAATGCCCTACTTGCCAGAGCGAGGTAAAGAAAAGAATTGCACAGGCAAATAATGAAACTGTGCCGGTACAGATCATAGGCGAAGTTGATTAATAATGTCTATGGACTTTAGCCAATACATAGATGTTCTAGAGGGGCAGGACTTCGATGAAACTCCTGTAGACCTAGAGACGTTTTGCTATGATCAGAAGTATCTGGGCCTGTTGCCCCTATCTGATTTACAGATTGTTATGCTTAAGGCCATGACTCAGATCTATAAAAAAGAAACCCTTATAGAGCTTTATGGCGAGGAAAAGGGTTTAGAGAGATCAAAGCAGACTTACCGTGAGGTTATTCTCCAGCTCGGTAAGGGTAGCGGGAAGGACTACACATCCACTATTGCATGCGCCTATATAGTTTATCAACTCCTGTGCCTTAAGGACCCTGCTGGATATTATGGAAAGCCTGCCGGTGACGCTATTGATATCCTTAACATTGCTATTAACGCAACGCAGGCCAAGAACGTTTTCTTCAAGGGATTCCGCGAAAGAATTAGAAGGTCTCCGTGGTTCCAGGGTAAGTATGACGCAACTCAGGAGTCGATGAAGTTTGATAAGGCCATTACAGTTCACTCAGGACACTCTGAGCGTGAGGCCTGGGAGGGATACAATACTCTAGTTGTTATTCTTGACGAGATATCCGGTTTCGCGGTAGAAAACAATACCGGCCACACACAGTCTAAGACTGCCGAGGATATATATAAAATGTATAACGGCTCACTATCATCTCGATTCCCTGACTATGGAAAGCTGCTTCTACTTTCATTCCCTCGCTATAAGAATGACTTTATCCAGAAGCGCTATGACGAGGTGGTCGCTCAGAAAGAAGTGGTTATTCGTAGCGCCGACCTTGTCGTTAATCCAGATCTATCAGAAAACTTTCCAGGCAACACGATTAACGTAGAGTGGGAAGAGGATCACATTATCTCCTACCGTGAGGCACGCGTGTTTGCATTGAAGCGCCCAACGTGGGAAGTAAATCCAACCCGTAGCCTACACGAATATACACAAGACTTTTATAAAGACATGCAGGATGCCCTATCACGTTTTGCGTGCATGCCGCCAGACTCCATTGACGCCTTCTTTAAATCTCGCACCAAGATCGAGACAGCATTTAACCAAACTAGCTGGGCCATCTCCGAGGATGGAGTTATTGCGGATTGGTTTTTGCCGGTAGACGAAAAACAATACTATATTCACGTGGACCTTGCGCAAAAGATTGACCGATGTGCCTTGTCGCTTGCCCACGTTGAAGAGTGGGTGCTAGTATCTATTGGCACTAACTATAAGGAATATCAACCGAAGGTTGTTGTAGATGCCATTAGATGGTGGACCCCATCATCTACCGAGGCTGTAAACTTTGCAGAGGTTCGTGAGTTTATCCTTGACCTATTTAGGCTAGGATTCAATATAAAAATGGTGACCTTTGACAGATGGAACTCTAAGGGCATGATGGATGAGTTAGCGGCATATGGTATTAAAACCGAGTTGCTTTCCGTTGGCAAAAAGCACTACCAAGACCTGTCCCTTATCCTTACGGAGGAAAGACTGACAGGTCCGGCCAATGAAATCTTAATTGACGAGCTTCTTCAACTCAGGGTTATCCGTGACCGCGTAGACCACCCCAGAAAGGGCAGTAAGGACCTCTCAGACGCTGTTACAGGGGCGGTATATAATGCAATAGCCAGAACACCCAAAGAGATAAATAAAACCATAGAAGTCCATACATACGATATGCTTAAAGATGAGCGTAAGCCATCTAAGGTTAAGCCTGGAGGCTCCATTAACCCTCCAAAAAAGCCACCTCAAGATTTAGAAGATTTCCTTGCGGAGATCGAAGTCATCTGATAGAATGTACCCATAATAAGAAGCAAGCCCACTTGGAGGATAAATGTACAAGGTTATTGATGATGTTAAAGAAGTTGAATACACTGACATTGCTGATGTCACAGATAGCTCAGCACTTCGCGCGCTACTCTATGACACTACCTCGCAATCAGCGTATGTAGTTTTTGAATCAGATAATTCTGTTTGGAAGTATGAAATTAATGACAACGTTTGGATTCGTTGGAACGATTCTGATTCTGCCGGACGTTTTTATACAAATGTTATTAGAGGTATGTATGACTCTCAATACCTTGACGACCTTCCTAATGTGGAGTTTGTTTACAACCCGCGCACTGATGCTGTTGCTGAAAAGATTAATTCTAAGCACGCTAAGGTACTATGGGGTCCTATCGAAAAAGATATTAACGTCACTGCTACTGCACGCTTCACTACAAGCGTCGAGTCGCTACCAGAATATGTTAAGTTGATTACTGATGCAATTGCTGGCTCCGGTATCACGGTGGAGTTTAATCTAAATGCATGATGATGAGTTGATTAAAGACTTGACTCGTAAGCTAGAGTCTGCATATAAAAGGATGGCCGCAAGTACTGGTAAATCCGCAAGTGGTGCGGAGAGTGCTTATGGACAAAGTTATCAAGAATTGGTTAGGGTCGGTGCTAGGCCTCAACTTAGACTTAAGTATCGTTCGAGAGGTTAACTATGTATAATACAAAGGCGGAGAAGGAACTCAGAAACTGGTCTGAAATGGTTATAAATAATGATACCTATAGCAAAAGGGAGCAGTCCGCCGCACTTGCGGCTAACGCTGTCCTACTAACACTTAAACTGTATCGGAAGGTAAGAGATGAATCAACTAAGCGGTAGTATTGCTGAAACAACTTTCGGTCAGGTGGCCAATGAATTGGACATCACTGTAATCTATAAGGTTGAATCAAAACCCTCTGAGCGTGCCTATAATCGTAAGATGAAGAAGGGTGGCTGGGTTAAGCCATCCTCATCTACTAGAAAGGTCCTACGTTCATCCTTTGAAAGATCAAAGAGTGAGTAAGCCCTGGGTTTATTACGAGACTGATAGAACAGCGTCTATGGATTTTAGACCTTCTATTTTACATCAATGCGTTTGTGGCTCAACGCTGTGGCGCCTTGTGGTAGAGTTTGATGACTATGAAATCAGTGGATACATGCTAGACATGGAGTGCTTGGAGTGTGGCTCACTAGCCATGGCTCCTACCCCTATTGATAATCCTGAAGGGGATTATTAAATAGGCGTGCGAGTAGCTCAGCTGGTCAGAGCACCGGACTCATAATCCGACGGCCGTGGGTTCAAGTCCCACCTCGCGCACAATAACAATATCTAAGGAGGAATAATGGATGACTTTTTTGAACATCCGCGTATTGCGGAACTAATTGAAAATGGACATATTGTAGTGGTTCAAAACGAATTCGGTGAGGATATGCTGGAGTTATCACCGACCCTCGCAGACGAGGACCCAGAACTTTACGATCTATTCACCGACAGTTTGTCTGAAATTCTGATGGAGTTAGAGAGGTCTGGCCTTGTTGCCACCGGCCTAGGTG